ACCGCTTGAAAGATGTCATTGCCGCTGGCTTGAAGCGCCCGACCCCTGGTCCCGGTTACGTCCACATCCCCGCGTGGCTACCGCCGTCGTTCCTCGACGAATTGAATTCCGAGGTCCGCAATTCTGACGGCACCTGGTCGCAGATACGCAAGCGCAACGAGGCGTTCGACCTGCTTGCCTACTGCGAAGCCGGCTGCCTGCGTCTCGGCGTTGACAAGATCGACTGGAACAGTGCGCCCGAGTGGGCGCGTACCATCACAGAGAACAGCGACAAGATCATGCGCGAGGACCGCAGGGAGATGCAGGCCAACACGATCATCGCGCAGCCTGCGGCAGAGCGGCCTACGCCTGAGTCTGCGCCTGCGTCGCGCACGCGCACGCGCCGCTCCCGCGGGTCGTCATATCTTTCCTGATTGGTAAGCGTCGTAGGCCACGTCGGCGGCCTTGCGCACGCCGGCTGAGACGTTGCCGTCTCCGAGCACTCGCAACTTGCGTAGTGTCATCTTGTCAAGCGTCAGTCCGATGCGCGCCATCGCTTCGGCGTCAATCATCGGCTTGCGCCCTCGCTTCGTCTTTGGCTCATTTTTCATAGACTAAATGATATGCCGCTAATTCAATGAAAGTGCGCAGCGAAATTTAACCGACTCTGTGTTTGCGTGTTCCGCTTGCATAATTCGGTCGCACTGAATTGGTGGAACTCTTATGGCCGTCTCGCAAGCAGACCTCGACGCATTGAACGCCGCGATTGCATCTGGAGAGCGCCAAGTCACGATCGGATCGCAGAGCGTCACCTACCGCTCGATTGACGATCTCATCAAGGCGCGCGACGACATCCAGCGTCAGATCGACGCGCAGAGCGGCACCACACGCGCTCGGCAGACTCGTCTCTACTACGCAGGGCGGGGGTACGAGTAATGCCCGCTCGCCGCAAGCCAACAGTGACCGCCAAAACCAAGGCGGCGCCTCGCGCCAAGCCGAGCAAGAATCTAGGCACGCTCGTCAACAAGTACGACGCGGCCGGCATGGGTCGCCGCATGAAGGGCTGGAACCCTCCGACCAGCGGCCCGAACAAGGCGCTAACAGGTCTACAAACGATACGCAATCGTACGCGCGATGTTGTGCGCAACGATTGGGCTGGTGCGGCTGGCGAGCAACGTTGGACGACCAACCTCATCGGCGTAGGTATCACGCCGCGTTTTGACAAGATCGCCAGCGAGAGCGCGAAGGCGCGATATACCAAGCTGCGCACTGATTGGGGCAAGGTCTGCGATGCTGACGGCGTTCTCAACGAGTTCGGCCAGCAGACGCTCGCAACGCGCTGCTTCATTCGTGACGGCGAGATTTTCGGTCGCCTGCGCTATCGACGCAGCAACTCCGGGCTTATCGTCCCTTTACAGATTCAGTTGCTTGAGAGCGAATACTGCCCGCTGCTCGATGCAGACACGTGGCCGTTCCTGCCCATTGGGCATCGCATTCGCAGCGGTGTCGAGTTAAACCGTGTCGGCATGCGCGTGGCGTACTGGTTCTACCGCGAGCACCCCGGCGACAATGTTGGATCGGCGTCGATCTCGACTGATAGGCTCGTGCGCGTACCTGCGGACGAAGTGATGCACGTGTTCGAGCCCAAGCGAGCGGGTCAGTTGCGGGGTGTGCCCGACTTTGCGTCAATTATCACCAAGCTGCGCAACGTTGCTGACTTCGACGACGCTGTGCTTGAGCGTCAGAAAATCGCCAACTTGTTCACGATGTTCATCACATCGCAGATTGGCAATGGCTCGGGCGCCGACGTGGACCCGCTCACTGGCCTACCGATCAAGACCGACATGGACGGCCCGATAGCCGGGCTTGAGCCTGGCACGTCGCACCAGTTGCTTGCCGGCGAGGACGTGAAGTTCGCCAATCCTCCCGAGGCCGGCACGACCTATTACGAGTACATGCGGACGCAGAACATGGCGACCGCGGCAGGCCAAGGTCTGCCATACGAATTGATGTCGGGGGACATCAAGGAAATCAGCGACCGCACCCTGCGCGTCATCATCAATGAGTTCCGTCGCTACTGCGAGCAGCGGCAGTGGCAAGTCATCATTCCGATGTGGTGCCAGAAGGTCAATGACGCATGGGTTAATGCGGGCATCCTGTCCGGTCAGATCGCAGCTTCGGATGCCGACGCTTTGATGAACGTAAAGTGGGCGCCGCACGGGTGGGCGTACATCCATCCGGTGCAGGACGTGCAAGCCAAGCAGACAGAGGTTGAGGCTGGCTTCCGTTCGCGCAGTAGCGTCATCGGCGAGCGTGGCGACGATCCTGAGACTGTGGACAAGGAGCGCAAGGCGGACCAGGAGCGGGAGAAAAAGTTGGGCATCGAGGCGATGCAACCCGCTCCTGGTCAGGGCGGTGAGCCCGGCGCCGATGGCGACAACATCGCTCCCGGCGAGTATCCGCGCAACGAGATCAACACGCTCATTGCAAGCGTCGGCAAACTCGAAAGCGTCGTGGCTGCCCGTGCGAACGAGCCTCGCCCCGAGCCCGTGGTCGTCAAGATCGACAACCACGTCCAACCGCCGCCCGTCACCGTCAACACCACGGTCGAGCCTGCAGCCGTGAGCCCGACGCCGATCGTGGTCGAGAACAAAGTGGACGTGCCTGCATCGGTCGTCAACGTGGACGTGCCTGCGCCTGTCGTGAACGTGGCGGCGCCGAACGTCGAGATCACCAACGAAGTCCCTGCCCCGGAAGTCACTGTGAATCTGCCGGACCGCAAGACAACCTCCGAGATCACGCGGGACCGCAACGGTCACATCATCAACGTGACTCAGACCGAAACCACTTTGCAGTAGTCCTTACCTAGCGAGGAAGAAATGTCAAAAGTTGTTCCCGATGCCTTCATTGACGGCGGCCTGACGCTCGACACGTTGCTGAATCAGGTTCTCGTGTGTGCCGGTCAGCCGACCAGCTACGCCGACGCGGCTACTCGTGCGCTCGCCACGGCGAGCATGAGCGCGCCGACGCTCGGTGCGGGCTCGCCTGACGGCCGACAGTCAAACTTTCCGGCCGTCAACAACATCATCATCTCGACGAGCGGCACCGCGGATCACATCTGCTACCGCGACACGGTGAACTCGCGCTACATCGTCACGACTTGCGCCTCGACCGCCCTGGTCGCAAACGGCAGCAACACCGTGAGCGTTGGCTCGACGACCCGTCGCGTCGGCGCCGCAATCTGATCGGAGAACCAAGAATGAAAACGATCAAACTGAATTCGGTCTACATGCACCAAGGCCAGAAAATGTCGCCCAAGCTGGTTTACAGCGTGGATGACGCTGTTGCTGACGGCCTTGTTGGACTTGGCCTTGCCGAGCCAACGCTCACGGCCCAAGCAGACCTCACGCTTGACGGTTTGACTTGGGAGAGCGGCACGGCGCTCTACGCGGCTCCTGTCCTGCCGAAAGTGTTGGCGCATCTGGAAGACTGACATAGGAGAGCGCCATGAAAGCAGCCATCGAGCAACTGTTTAACGGCACGCTGCCGGTAACGACTTTGCCAAGCTACAACCCCGACAACATCAACGTCGGGAGTTTGCTCGGGCAGTTTAATCTTGGCGCAAACCCGGAAGATCGGTTTGTCGGGCCGCGGCCGGCTGTGACTATCCGACCAATGGAAACTTCGGCCGCAATTCCGGCCACTGCTGTTCACCCGATACAGATCGCCCCGGACTTGTTCTGGGTGTTTGCTGCAGACGGTGCCACTGCAAGTTCGACGCGCCGAATCCAGTTGTTCACGTATGTGCCGAGCACAAACGTCGCCACGTTCAACGGTTTCGTGACTCTGACGATGGCAGCGACAAACAACCACACAATTCGCGGTCTGCGAATGGCTCGTGATCTCCACACGGCGGGCACTGTCACGGTCAGCGGCACTGCGGTTACGGGAACCGGCACGACTTGGTTGACGGATCGCGTTGCTGTCGGCTCAAGAATCGGCTTTGGGTCAACTGATCCGGCGGCGATAACAACGTGGTACGAGATCAGTGCGGTTGGCACGAACGGCTCGATCACGCTGACTGGCTCGGCTGGAACGATCGCTAGCGCGACCGCGTATGTGATCGAGGAACTGCGCGCAGTTCTCACTACGACCAATTCGGTCGCAACCAATGGCGGCTTGTTCGTCGCCAAAGGTCTGCGTATTGAGAACTTCATTCTTGGCGGCACGACAATTTCGGCTGCGACTACGGTGGACAACATCCGTGCGGTCTACTGGCTGCGCGATGCTGCAACCGTA